AAGGAAATGGGGTATACAAGGCAGAGGATCTGGCAGTTGTATAAGCAAGGGCTAGCGAGGATAGGCGAGATAGTGGGAGATGCAGAACAGTTCAAGGCTCTGTTCATAATGGATCAACCTCAGGCTGCGCCTGAGGTTGAAGAGGATAGCGATAAAGAAAGTAATAATACTTTTGTAAATATCGCATAGGGAGGATATAATAAGAATGAAGAAGACTACATTCAAAGCGGTGAAGGATCGTGATATTGAAACGGTGCTGTGGGATCTAATTGAAGATGCCCTCAGGGAATTCAATGTGAGCAGGAATTGTAAGATAGGAAGACAGACATTTAGTAATATACTAAGTACATTAAGTCAGATGGAAATGCTGAAGAGGAGAAGGGATGATAAGAATTATGAGAAGCAGATGGAACAGGAAGAATATGATATGAAGGATTGGTTGACAGTAATTGATGGGAATAAAGGATTGAAATTGTAGAAGGAAGTAATCCCAATTTCGCTATGCGAAATTGGGATGTATAGAAGATAAGGAAATAAAATGTTTAAGTTAGTGATAGGGAAGTTGGATATAGATGTGAAGGTGAAGAAGGATAAGAGGAAGAATCAGTATAGTAAGTCGGATATGTCGGTGAAGATAAAAATAAAATATGATGATGATTGGATAGATGTTGATGTGGATAAGGGGAAGATAAGAGATGTGGTTGATGATTGGGTTAGTGATATAAGTGGTGATGGTTAGTTGGTTAGTTAGTGTGGTGGTTAGTGTTAGGTTAGGTTTGGTTTAGGTTTGGTTTGGGTTAGTGGTTAATGTGGTTAATGGGTTTAGGTTATGTGGTTAGTGGTAGGTAATATAGTAAGGTTAATAATGTAATGAATAGTGAATCATATCTAAACTGTAATAAAAAAAATAATAATAATAAGAAGTATAAGGGGTATATGTTATCATATAGAATTTATCTATATGATAATAGGTCAAAATTATTTGGCTCCCATTTTCCCACATTGGCGTTACTATTGTTAAAGAGGGAGAAAGGAATATATGCTTAACAGCCAGTTAGAGAAGGTACTGGGTGACCCGTTACAATTCATTAGTCGTCTAAAGATTATTAATAAATTAGGGGAACTGTGTAACTTACGACCAACTGCTGAGCAACTGAAGATGTATGAGGCTTTAGAGGGCGATAAGGATTGCTTGTTTCTCAAGCCAAGACAGATAGGTAGTACCACCTTTGTTAGTGCGTGGTTATTCTATAAGTGGTTTACGGCGAAGGAACCTATTACCATCGCTATACTAAGCCATAAGATATCCTCAGCGAAACATATGTTGGCTATGTATAAGCGTTTCTATAGTACATTGCCGAGATCACTACAACGAGATTTAATAGTTGAGAATACTACTGAGATGATATTCGCAGATACGGGTGCTAAGATTATGGCGGTGTCTGCTGAGGGTAAGGGTGGACTTAGATCTTTTACCTGCAATTATCTCCATATGTCTGAATATGCTTTCGCTCCGAATCCTGAGGAACTTAAGGCTACTGCTATTGGTGCCCTTAATGGGAACAGGTTAATCATAGAGAGCACTGCTAATCATTATGGTGATGCCTTACATCAAGAAGTTATTAAGGCACAGAGAGGGGAAGGACATTGGAACTATCAATTCTTTCCGTGGTATGAGCATCCGAACTATGTTACGGATTATCCGGAAGGTTGGAAGTGTGAGGACTTAGACTATCAACGAACACATATGCTAAGTCAGAATCAGATGTACTGGAGAGCCTGTATGCTACACAGGTTAGGTACAGAGAAATTTAGGAGGGAATATCCAGCGTCATTGGAAGAAGCATTTGCACAAGCAGGATCGTCCTACTTCTCTGACGAGGATCTTCGTTATGTTGAGACGAGGAATGTTGAGGCTATTAACAATAAGAAATATATTTTCTCTGAGCCTGATTTTAATACTTCTTACGCTATCGGTGTGGATGTTGCTAGTGGTAGAGGTGGTGACTATTCAGTCATTACCGTTATGGATAAAATTAGTTATCAGCCTGTGGCTATGTTTCGTAGCAATACAACAGTTCCTACTGACTTGGCTGATAAGATTATTATTCTAGCGACGAAGTATAATGAAGCAAAGGTATTGGTAGAGGAGAACAATTGGGGTCTGCCTGTACTAAATGAATTAAGAAACAGAGGGTATTACAACCTCTGGTCTGATCCTAAGGGTAAGGACTGGATAACGACTACGAAGTCTAAGATCATTCTATTTGAGGAACTTAAGGCTATGCTTAGTGAGGGTGTGATTACACAACTGGATAGTATAACTTATACGGAACTTCGTTCCTATCAGTTAGATGAGAGAGGACTTGCTCCTAAGGTACCATCTAATTTAGATCATCACGGTGATACTGTGATTGCCTTAGCACTTGCTGTACAGTGTCTTAAGCAGGTTCAACTACATAAGTCTGCGTATCTACCAGACTGGATTAAAGAAAGAAGGGTACAGAGGGTACTAGATGGTTCCCTCGGTCAGAAGGAGAAACGGTATTAATTTTACAAATTATACATTAATAAGGAATCTAAAGAATGGCGTTAACACATAGCGAGAAGAACGGCTTTGTCCGTGCAGTTGTTGCAGAACACGAAGCCTTATGGGCTGAGAGACAAGCCGATATGCGTAAGTACAAGGCTGCGTATATGACGAACTTCTATAAGGAAAGGAATGCATTTGATACACACGCTCAGTTGAGGGTGGAGACTTCAGATGCATATGCTTACATTGAAGGCTTCATTGCAAGTCTGTTTAGTAAGGCACCGTCTATTGAGATAGGTGCTGATATTCAGGGTAAGGGCAATAAGAATATGATTAAGGAAGTTGCTAATCGTTTCTTGTTTGAACAGAGAACACAGTTGGAATTGGCTTCCAGACTTGCTCTAATTTATCCTAATGCATTTATGAAGTTATATCCTAAGGATAGTAACAACATACTTGATCGTGTAGGTATCAAGGCATTGTCTCCTTGGGAGGTAATCGTTGATCGTGATGCTACTACTTGGGATGAGCAAAGGTATATAGGACATATCTACTTTGAGACTGTATCTGGTATGAACCATAAGTTCGGTGCTAAGAAATGGAATCCAATTACGAAGACAAATTATTTTGAAGAATATGGCGCACCAGCCGATCCATATGCGGATCAGATGGATAACTTGCCTAATCAATTCTTGTATTGTAAGGTCGTAGAACTTTATGATATGATTAATGGTAAGTTATATTTCTGGACACCTAACTGGCAGGGTGGTGAGAAACTATTATCTGAGGACGATATCCCATTAGAGGATCATAATGATGAGCCTATTGCTCCTATCGTACCTTTATATTATTCCCGTGTACCTGATCAGCCGATGGATGGCATTAGTGCTATGAAGCGGATCTATGATCAGGTCTATGAGAAGAACATCTTGCGGTCGTTTTGGGCGAATGCTGTTCGTAGAGATACAAGGCAATACCTCGTTAAAGAGGGTGCGATTGATGAAGAAGCGTTAGCCAAAATTACTGCGGGAATAGATGGTGCTATGATTCCTGTAGATGCTGAGACACTTGGTAATATTATTTCTGTGGTGCCATCTATTCCCATTTCTTCTAATCATTCTTTATATCTCCAGCAAATTGATTTAGATCTTGCTAAGGGATCTGTTATGGCTCCATTTACTAGAGGTGAGACTACTAAGACATCAGCGACAGAGATTGCTGCTTTGGCTCAGTATACTGCTAGTGAGATTGGACGACTAGCCAGAGAACGAGATGGTATGATTGAACAGATTGCTGAGAAGTATATTAGGATTATATCCTTAATTGCTGAGGAGAAATCTACGGAAGTTATTCTACTTGAAGGTACACCTGAGATTGTTACACCAGATAAGTTGCAAGGTAAGTTTAAGTATGCTGCATTGGATCAGGCAAGTACACCGATTGCTGAGAGCATTAGGCGACAGCAACTGTTACAGTTGGTTCCAGTGCTTACGACTTTGGGTGTTGAGCCTTGGAAGTTACGAGATGAGATAATTAGATTGTATGATCTACCTCGTCAATTTAGTGAGACACCAGAGGTTCAACAGGAACTGGATCCTAGGGCTGTGGCTGAAGGTAGGAAGATGCCTAAGGCTAGACCTGATGGTGCACCATTTACTACGCAACCTCCTAGTCCTGAAGAGGAAGTGGCTAAGCAATTTGGAGCAGGACGAAGAGGTACTATACCTTTCCCAATGCCGGGTGACTTTGGATCGGGAGGTAGAAAATAATGCCGTTCTATGAATTTAAGTGTAAGGGTTGCAAGAATGTTGTTGAAGCATTAGTGGATATGGATGGTGATGATCTATGGATGGACGAACACGAATGTGCAATCTGTGATAGAGATGGTAGACGAAAGCAACACGGTTGGCTTAGATTGATTTCTGCTCCAGCACGAACAGTATCCCTATGGGGTGATGAGACTGGTAAGTACGGTGTGAACGGTATGTACAGTAAGGCTCTGGGGCGTAGGGTTGTTAATAAGCGAGAGGAAGAGGCTATCTGTAGAAAGATGGGTTATGTTAATACTTCAGATCTTCCAGCAGGTTATGTAGAGAATAGAATAGAAGAACAAGGAAAAGAAGACCAGCATTTTGAGAACTTAAACAATGCCTATAAGAAGAAGGTTGAGGAATATGGTTCTACTTATGGTGGTACGATGAAGGCTATATGTGAAGTATTGCCTGCAAAGGATATGCTTAAAGAGGCTGATAAAAGGGAGGCACAAACATAATGGCATTAGAATTACGATTAGAAGACGCTGAGGTTTCACCCGAAGTATTACAGGGTGTTGAACAGACAGCAATAGCAGAGGATGAATTGGTTGGAGAATTCCAGCCAAGGGGTAACTTTACGAGGAAGCCCCTTAATGCTTTGGTAGTACAGACAAAGAAAGGTCAACCCCTTTATGGATTGAAAGCGGATTATCCTA